TGTCCGGGCCGACGATGCTGGCGATATCCATCATCGCCTGTTTCACGCGCTCGACCTCGGCCCCGCGCACGTCCATCGCCAGCGGGCCGGTGAGCTCCACCTGGGCGAGCGCGTCGAAGATGGTCGCCTGCGCCTTGCCCATCTCGACCGCCAGATCGAGGGTCCGCAGGAGGATCGGCGCCACGAACTCGGAGCGCAGCTGTCCGTAGGTGCCGCGCTGGTCGCGCAGCTGCTGCATCAGCCGGCCGCGGTACTCCTCGGCCGTCATCTCGCGTTCCTCGACCCTCGTCACGTAGAAGGCCCGGCGGATGTTCTGCCGGAGGTCGTTGAGCACGATCTGCGAGACGTCGAACTGGCCGGGGAACTCGAGCGGCGTCAGGCCCGCCGAGCCCTGCGCCTTGGGGATGATCGCCCCGGGCACGAGGCGGATCGTCAGCGGGTTGAGCACGCCGTCATCGTCCGCCTGCCACACGCCCGCGGTGGCATAGGCCGCGTTGCGCAGGATCATCTCGACGACCTTGTTGGCCACCTTGATGTCCGGCAGGGCCTCGAATCCTGGGCCATCGCCCCACGCCTGGCCGGCGATCCGGCGCGCGCGATAGCAGATGATCGGCGAGGTGCGGCTGTATTGGCTCCAGAGGAGGTGCTTGCCCTCCTTGGAGTACCAGACGGTGAGCCACCGCTTGTCCTGGTTCACCCAGTAGACCGCCATCCCAAGCTCGACCATGGCGTCGGGTTGCTTCTTGGACTTCTCGACCAGCTCATCTGGCCAGTCGGCGCCCGGCACGGTGATCGCGAGATCGCGCGCGCGGCAGTGCACCTTGCGGAACGCGGCCTGGATCCTGCCGGCGCTGTCGGCCTCGATCGCCATCTGCCAGGCGGGGATCGAATTGAACTGGATCTGCTGCGTGTTGCGCTCGTCGATCCCCATGTGCAGGAAGCCGGTGCCTGCCATGAAGTCCTGGTGCGCTGCCGGCGCCTCGGCGTCGAAGTTGCTCGAGGTCAGCAGCGCGGTCGACAGCTTGGTGTAGTCCTGCGCCGCCTTGGCCACGCTGTCCTTGGTGATCCCGTCCTGCGACGTCTCCGGCAGGTCGGGCCGGGCGCCCCAGCGGACCCACTCCTGGTCCCACGGGTGCAGCGCTTCGGCGATCTGGTTGGCACCGTCGCGCAGCGCCTGGCAGCCGACCGGATCGAAGATGTGGTCGTAGGCGGTGCTGGTGCTGTTCGGCCCGATGCCGATCGTCTGGCCCTGCGTCATGGCCAGCCACTGGCGCGGGTTGGTCCAGCGGTAGAACTCGCGCAGGTTCGAGTGGTGCGACGTGGCCTCGCTCCACGCCTTCTCGGCGCGCTTGCACAGGGCCTCGATCGCGCTGCCGTCCATCAGACGCCCAGGAGGTCCGACAGGTAGCCGCTGCCCTGCGTGAGGCCGCGCTGCGACGTGTTCACGAAGGCACCGATGCCGCTGCCGCGCCGGCGACGCTGCTCGGCGATGCGGTCCTGTTCCTGCCGCGTCACCGCCTCGTCGGCCTGCTGCTGCGCGATCTCGCGGTTGCGCGCGTCGGTGGCGGTCTGCTCGGCGGCGCGCGCCGCGGCGTCCTCAGCGCGCATGCGCTGTCGCTCCTCGCGCTCGCGCCTGAGCTGCGCCTTGTTGGGCTTCGGGGGCTCGGGTATGTCGACCTTCGGGGCTTTCACATCACACCCCCAGCAGGTCGGAAAGCGATCGACTGTTACGATACCGGTCCGCCGGATCGCCCCGGCCTATCAGGCCACGGCGGCGACGGCTGGATGACGTCAGCAAGCCGCCCGGCGTCCGCGGGGCCAGATCCTGTTCATCGGCGCGGCTGCCAATGCCGCCGCTTTCCGGCATAGCGTCACCCTTGCGGGCAGCGATGCCGCCGCTGACGCCTTCCCGCGGCGGGTTCTTTGCCGTTCCACGGCTGCCAATGCCGCCACTTTTGTTGCCGCCGTAGGCGCCCAGCCCACCGCCCTTCTTCACGTTGGTCGGACGCACTGCCCCGGGTGCCTTCATCTCACGCCCCCAACAATCGGGTAAGTTCGCCGCTGCCGAGCGCGCGGCTCAAACGCTGTGGCGAGACGCGCCGTCGCCTGTTCATCGAACCAGAGCCGAACAGCCCGCCATCATCGTTGGGGCGGCCCGGCAGGATCCTGCCGGTAACTACCGGTTCGGGCGCCGGCGTCGGCGCTGCTGGTGCAGGGGCGGGCTTGTCCGGCGTCTTGTCCGGCAGGCCCCAATAGTCGATCGAGCGCTTGAGGAGCCGCTCGTTGCCCGCCTTGCGCGTGCGGTAGAGCGTCTCGCGATCGTCGTCGAGTTGCCGGGCCCGCGTCTCGGTGTAGCCCGGCTGCATCCGCTCGCGCACGCGGAGCCGGTTCATCTCCTTGCCGTCGCCGCCCAGCTGCTCGTAGTAGAGCGCCGAGGCGGCATCGCGCTCGCTGTCCTCTCGGCCGCGCAGGTTCGCGCCGCGGCGGCGGACCTCAGCCGGCTTCGGCGGCGGCTCCAGAAACCCGTCCGGGCTCTTCAACGGCCCCGCGCTCCACACCCGGAAGCGCGCTCACCTGCCGCCATAGCTGGTACGGCGTCCAGGACCGGCCGCCGAGCCCGAGCACTGCCTTGACGACTGAAACGCAAGTCAACGGTCCCCGGACCAGTGAGGGACACTGGTGCCGGTCACGCGGGACCAGCGCCCAATGCGTGGCCGGGTACTGCGCCAACAGCGCCTGTAACGTCAGCCTACGGGCGGACAGGGCGCGCGCCTGGATGCCGCCATAGACCGGATCGAGCACGCACCACGCATCGCCGTCGGGGTCGTAGAACAGCACCAGGACGTGGCGGAAGTCGCGCGGGAACAGCCGGCGCACGATCCGCCACCAGCGCGGCGCGGGCCAGGGGCGCTCGGCCTGCCAGATCACGAGCGCATCGATGGGCGCGAGGGTTAGGGGCTTGCGCAAGGCTCGGCCGTTACCTTCCAGCCGTGATACCCGTCATCCTTGGTCCACTCGACGACTTTCCACGTGAAGCCGAGCGCAAGGTCATTGAGTTCATCGCAAAGATTCCGCGCGCAGGATTCGCAGTTGTCGTCTACCGTCTCGACGGCCTTGGCTATCTTGTCTGCTTCGTCCTGCGTCATCACGCGCCCCAAACGCTGAAGTTCGTCGCCGCCACGAAGGGGCGCATCGGCTGGTGCGCCATCATCCCGTCCCGCTGCGCCTCGGTCACGTTCCGGGCGATGTGCATCCCCGCCCGGCGCATGCCCATGCACCCGGTGCGGAAGGCGTCGGCCGCGTGGCTGTTCGCGTCGTGGAGCGGGCCGGCGAACCGCTGCAGCTCCGCCGACCACCGCTTGGTGTAGTTCCGCAGCCGGTCGAGCCCGACCTTGCAGCGCGTCTCGTCGAACCAGCAGCGCGGCAGCACCCGGCGCACGAGGTCGATGCCCTCCTGCACGCCCGTGGCCGGCACGACCGTCATGCGCCAGCCCATCTTCCGCGCCGCCTGCTCGGGGCTCTCGCCGGTGGTGTACTCGCGCGAGGCGAAGTCATGCGGCACGAGCTGTCCGGTCGGCTCGAACTTCCAGCCCCACTTCCGGCGCTCGTTCAGTGCGTCCAGGTAGAAGCTCAGCGGCTGGCCCTCGTCCTCGATGAAGTCGATGAACCGGAGCTCGCCGCCGCGGTGCGCCTGCACGAACCAGATCACGTTCGCGTCGTCGGTGCCGATGTCCCACCAGGTGTAGACCGGCAGGCTCGGATCCCACGGCACGGCGCAGATGCGCCCCTGCGCCTCGGCCTGCTCGAGCATGCGACCGTAATAGCTGCCGCTGTTTGGCGCCTCGAAGCTGCACCAGAACTCCTGCCGGGCGAACTCCTCGTCCAGCGTGCCGTTCTCGATGTCCCGACGGACCGCATCCTCGAGCCGCAGGCCATCCGGCAGGGTGAGGTGGGTCTCTTCCACCGTGAGCTTGGAGCAGAACCAATCGGGGTTGTTCTTGGCCGTCTCGAACAGGTCGCGGCCATGGTTCTTGCCGCGGGGCGTGTACGGGAAGATCGCGGTCCCGCCATTGGCCAGGAGGATCGGCTGCAGAAGCTGCCACGCGCGAGGCCCGTGCTGGCTCACGGCGTATTCCGACATGACCACGATCTTCGGGCCGACGCCGACATAGCTGTCGATCGTGTCGAACCCGCCGATCTGAAACACCGAGCCGTTCCAGAGCTTGATCACGCCCTCGGTCTCGTTGCTGCCGGTGACGATGGCGGCCGGGAATGCCTGATCGATGTGCCGCTTGCCCTCGCTGTTCAGCTCGCGGAACAGCACGCGCTTGGCCTGCTTGAACTCGGGCAGCAGGTAGAGCACCGACGTCGGCTTCTCGGCCATCGTCTTGGCGCACCAGTTGAGGGTGAGCGCATCTTTCCCGGCTCTTCTGTGCCAGAGCAGCAAGGCGCGCTTCCGGCCCATGTCCAGGGCGCGCAAAGCCGGCAGCTGATATGGCCGTGGATGCCACTGGTGCGGCATGGTGATGGTCATTCGATCACCTTGACCTCTTCCGCCACGCCCTCGATCACCGGCGCAGCGTAATTGACCACCGTCACCGCGACGTTGCCGCGATGGTTCACGTCGACGTTCTCCCGGTACTTCTCAGGGCGCCGGGCCTTGAGCTGGAAGATCATCAGCGTGTCGCTGTATTCCTGCACGTCGCCGCAGACCTCGCCCTGATAGTAGACCGGCTTCGTTACGCCATGAACAGCCCGTCGGTGCGCTTCGTCCTCCATGAGATCGACGCCGCAGTCGACTGCCTCGTCCCACCGCGCCTTGAACTCGGGGTCCGCCTCGCGCCATTCGTAGGCGGTTCGTCTGCCGATGCCGGCCGCGAGCGCGGCCTTGTACACGCTGGCGCCGGTTGCAAGCACCTCGAGGAACTTGTCCTCTATTTCTGCCGTGCGTTTGGTGCGGTCCGGCGGCCTCAAGCCGCGTCCTCCCCAATGTCCGCGCCCGCCGTCTCGCGGATGCCGAACGCCTCGAGCTGCCGGTGGATGTAGCTGACGTCGAGCGCCAGGGACCGGGCCATCCCGCGCACGTTGCCGCCATGCTGGTGGTAGCAGCGCGCCCAGTCCGCAGGGCTCGCCAGGACGCGCTCACGCTCGACGCGGACGTTGTACCGCCGTGCCATGCGCCACACCGTCACCCGGCTGCAGGACAACACCGCAGCAGCGCCGACAGGGCCACCGCCGAGCACCAGGGCGCGGATGAGCTCGGGCTGGCTGATCACGGCAGGCGCTGCCCGCAGACGTGGCAGTAGCGATGCTCGGGCGGCTCCGTCGAGAGCGCGGCCGGCGCTTCGTCCTCGACCTGGAGCACGCGCCGCAGGTTCTGCACCCGCATGCTGGCCTGCGTCCCGTGCTTGGTGGTGTAGGTGCGCTGGCCGTCACTGGTAACCGTTTCCAGTGAGCGGCTGCGAAGGCTGCCAACGAACGGGTGCGAGACGCCGCATCGCTCGGCGATCTCCCGATCCGACCACGCGCCCCATTCCTCGTCACCCAGCAGCGTGAGCACCGCCCGCCGCTTGTCCTCGTTCGTGCGGCGCAGCCCGTGCTCGGTATTGGCGCCGACGCTGTAGAGCACCGCGTCGCGCCGGGTGCCGGACCTGACCTCGGCCTCGATCTCCGCCTCGCCGAGCACGCTCGATCGCGCGTGGTAGCGGTGGAAGCCATCGGCCAGCCAGTATTCGGCGCCGTCGCAGAACAGGACCACCGGCGGGAACGCCTTGCCGTCGCTGATCTGCACCGCGTAGTCCTCGACGACCGTGATGTCGATCGCCGCTCGCGGCTGAGTGCCGCCGTCGATCCTGATCCGGTCGGTAGCGATCATCTGTGTGGTCATGCCCGCGTCTCCCGCATCTCGTCGGCCCATCGCCGCTGGATCTGCTCGGCCTCGCGGTATGCCTTGACCCGCTCCTTGACCTCGGCCTCGGGGCGCTGGAGCAGGGT